CGGCGGCGCGGGCGGTCGCACATTCGTGGTGGGCCGATAGGCGACCGGCGGAGCGGCGGGCGGAGGGTGGCGGGCGGTCTCTCGGGCGGGCGGTCGGCTGATAGCAGGCGATAGCAGCGCGACCGGCGGCCCCTCTCGCGGGCTCCGAGACCGGCCCCTCGTGCCGCTCCAAGTGACTCTTGGAAATATAAACAACTTTCAAACTCACCAGTCCCGAACCTTGATTAACGTACAACATCGTGGATTTTTTCGCTTTTTCAAACCGCAGCCCGTTGTTAGTAATACGCACTCCTTGCAAGTCACAGCCTTACTGCTACTTATACAGACTGTAAGGTGACGTAACATCTCCTTACTAGGGGTACTTGAAGAAGGTTGCAAGGCATGTTATACTTAACGTACTTGTAAGTACAGAAGACAAGGACACAGTATATATAAGTATAAGACGTAGCCTCCGATGCAGGTCACCGCTACGTCCCCGGCCGCCTGCTGGGTATGCAAGGTAGCCTCCTTGCACCGTTTGTACGGTCAGTTCCCTTCCCGGCAGGCGGCCTTTCCTACTCTCCTTCCACGGTTGGCATTAAGGCGTATCATCGCCGAAAATAGTCTATAATGAGGTCTGCCTTGAACGAGCAACGACTAAAGGTCTTCCTTGACCGCTACGCCATGAAGGACGGCGAGGGCCGTCCACTTGAAGACGACCCCGGACAGATGTGGGAGCGGGTGGCGAACTTCATCGGTAATGACGAAGCCCAGCAGCAGAAGTTCTTCGACTTGCTCAGAGACTTCAAGTTCGTTCCCGGCGGGCGTATCCTCGCTGGTGCCGGGACCGGGGCTGAGGTCACCTTCTACAACTGCTACGTCATCCCCGTGGAGACGAAGGCCCGGCGTGCCCACCGCTACGCTGGCCTGCCCGGCATGGCCCTCGATGACGCTGGCTCCGACAGCCGCGAGGCTATCTTCGACACCATCGGCCTGATGGTTGACATCATGAGCCGTGGGGGCGGGGTCGGGATTAACTGGTCCGTCCTCCGGCCGAAGGGCGCCCATCTTAAGCGAGTCAACGGCACGACCTCCGGCCCCGTCAGTTGGATGGACGTTGCCAGCCGCGCAGTCGGAGTTGTCGAGCAGGGCGGTTCCCGTCGTGGGGCGGCCATGTTCATGCTGGACGACTGGCACCCTGATGTCTTGGACTTCATCGAGGCCAAGCGGGACTTCTCGCTGATTACGAATGCCAACGTCTCGGTTGCCGTCAGCGACGAGTTCATGGCCGCAGTTCACGAAGATGCCGAGTGGCCGCTTGTCTTCCCGCAGACCGATGACGAGCACTACAACGACGAGTGGGACGGCGATATCAAGTCATGGACCGAGAAGGGCTACGGGGTCCGGGTTTATGACCGCGTTCGCGCCCGCGACCTCTGGCAGAAGATGGCCGAGAGCGCTTGGGCCTCCGGCGAGCCGGGGGTGGTGTTCCTCGGCCGCTACAACGAGCAGTCAACCGCCAAGGGGGTCGAGAAGATTATCTCCGTCAATCCCTGCGGCGAGCAGGGGCTCGGGGCGTACTCGGTCTGCAACTTGGGCGCCATGAACCTTGATGCTTACGTCATCAGGGACACGGCCTCCGACCCGCTGTGGAACAAGAGGACATTTGACTGGACTCGATTTTCCCGTGATGTCGGGGACGCCATCGAGTTCCTCGACAATGCCATTGACAAGAACTTTTACTTCATCCCCGAGAACGAGGAAATCCAGATGCGGCTTCGCCGTGTCGGGCTCGGGGTGATGGGTCTTGCCGACGCCCTCATCGGCCTCGGGCTGCGGTACGGCAGTTACGGCGCCATCCAGTTCACCGCCCGCGTGTTTGAGGAAATGCAGACGGCCGCCATCATGCGCTCGGTCGCCCTCGCTAAGCAGAAGGGCGCCGCTCCGGCTTGGCGGCCTGAGATGGCAGAGCGTCCGTATCTTGCTGAGTACGAGGGCTCTGCCCTCGGCGAGCAGATTAAGGAGTACGGCCTCCGCAACATCTTCCTTCTCACGCAGGCCCCGACCGGCACGACCAGCATCCTCGCTGGCGTCAACTCCGGCATCGAGCCGTACTTTGACTTCACGTATATCCGCAAGGACCGGACCGGCGAGCACATCGTCAGGGCTCCGGCTCTGGCGAAGTACGCCACCGAAGGCGTGCCGCTCGGAGACGAGTGGGTCACCAGCAATGACGTTACCGTCAAAGAGCATATCCAGATGCAGGCTGCCGCGCAGCGCTACATCGACTCGTCGGTGAGCAAGACGATTAACGGCCCCAACAGCCACACCGTTGAAGATGTTCTAGAAGCATACACGCTCGCTTACGCCTCCGGGCTCAAGGGCCTTGCGTATTTCCGCGACGGTTCCGGTCGAGCGCAGGTCTTGAATAAGGAGGGCGCCAGTGGTAAGTCCGATGGGGTATCAGGAGACTACGAGTTCCTACGCTCCGAGTTTGAGCGAGTTCAAGAACTCCTACTCACGCTCAATGACTCCGGTGTTCTTGCGGAGTGGCAGCGACCAGATAATCTTCACGGAACCACGACGAAGGTCGAGACTAGAGCCGGTGCGGCTTACGTTACTGTCAATCGAGACGCGAGCAGCGGTCGCCCGGTGGAAGTATTCTTCAATGTCGGAAAGGCAGGGTCCGATGTTGCCGCTATGGCTGAGGCTCTCGGACGCCTTGCTTCGCTCGCGCTTCGGAAGGGCGCTACTCTCGGCGGAGTCGCAAACCAGTTGGAAGGCGTCGGAGGTCAGTCGCAGTTCAATCGGGCAAGCCCTCACGCTATCGGAGTTGCGCTATCTGCGGAAAATCACTCTACAGAAGCCCCCGTCCCTGTCAAGGAAGAACCCGTCAGCGTGGCGCCGCCTGTGGCTTCGGCCCGCCTCGACTACGACCTATGCCCGGAGTGCGGCAACTCAAGCGTCGTCTGGCAGGAGGGTTGCTCCAAGTGCCTCTCATGTGGTTACTCTGCCTGTTAGGGGAGAATGCGAATGATTGAAATCAGGCTCGACTACAGCGACCCGACCGTCTTTGCCGCCTGTGGTGGTGCATGCAACCACCACTATCCGGGCAAGAAGGTTGGCATGTACTTCGGAAAGGCGTATACTGAACGTCAGTGGAAGCGTCATCCTGTCTGCGACAACTGTGGTTCGCCGATGCGCTTCCTGTATGAAGTACGCAAGGAGTAACATGCGAATAGTCTCGGGGACTCTGGTTGTTGCTGGTCTTGTCCTAGCGACAGCCGTAGCGGGCTCAGTGTCCGCAGCCGACAAGGTAACTATCTGCCACGCGGCAGGACAGGACGGTACACTTAAGTTCATCACCCTGACTCTATCGTGGAACGCAGCGTTCGGGAATGCGGGCCACTTCTACGAGAACGGGACGCCTAGGGCCGGTCATGAGAATGACTACCTTGGGGAATGTCAAGGAGCAGAGCCATCTGTCACCCCGCCTATCTCACCCAGCCCGACGCCGCCAGCGGAGCCGAGCACGAGCCCTTCGATGGAACCATCGTCGCCTCCTGCATCGGCCTCCCCGCAGGCGAGCACACCTCCTTCACCAGAGCCGAGCGTGACTCCGCCTCCGGCGAGCACACCCACGCCCTCACCGACGGCTCCGCCATCACCCATTCCCACCTTCTCGCCGGAGCCGTCCACGCCCACACCAACTCTGCCACCAACCGATACTGAGGCATAGACAATGGAACTGCTGGAAGACCTGACGCTTGGACTGCTGAGCAAAATCGGATGCGGGCTGTCGCTATTTCTGTACGCGCTGCTCGCCATCTTCATCTGTTCGCTTTTCTATGCGATGGGTTTTCCAGCGTTCATTGCACTATTGCTGGGCGTGGGTCTTTTGGCGTACGCCCGAAGGTAAATGTCGCCATTTGGCTTTCAACTCGCCTAATATAGTAGAGGGGGTTTCTCCCCTCTCGCGGCAGTGTCTAGCATCTGCGACGCTCCGAGCAGTTTATTTACATCGCGCCGGAGGCCAGAACAAGCGGCTGCCGCTCTCTTTTGGCGTATGGCAGGGTTTACGGCTGTGGGCAAAGGTATGGAAGTAGTTATTGTTGGCGCTATTGGTGCAGTCAGTGCTCTCCTAGTCCAAGTCGTAGGCTTTTGGCTAAATCGAAAGTCCGGTCTGAGTGAGGCGCAGGAAGCCTACCAAGATACGTTGGAAGGCATGAACAAAGCGCTGATGTCCCGTATCACCGACCTTGAAAAGCAGTTGGCTATCCTTGAGCACAAGAATGTTCTGCTTTCCGAGAAGGTCGAGGAACTCACCAGACAAGTCCGTGAACTCACGGTGGAGAACCTTGAACTGCACCGCAGGACTCGTAAAGACGGATAGCCAGTGGATACCACATTCCTCTTCGACCTACAGGTAATCTCGGTCGCGACCATCATCGCCATCGTCGCTGGCGGCATCGGAATGGGTGTCTACTTGGGGCTTTGTTGCGTAGGTCGAGACCCGAACGTCATCACGCTCGTCGTGATGGGGTGGTCATTCATCGTGCCTCTCAGTGTCACGCAGATGGCTACGACCGGAGAGGTCACCGTCGGGCGTATGCTTGAGCGTATGGCTATGTGGGCTCTCTTTGCCCTGCATGCCAAGGTGGGGTATAAACTCTACCGCAGATGGAAAGAGCGTGAGCGGCCCTTTCTACGCTAAGGACTGCACGGTTGACAAGTGCTGTAGAATGTGACCATGGCTAACCGCGCCGGGCCGTTCGACCACCGTAGACCAGTTGGAGACTTGGGCGGGTAACGTGAAAGTTTATGGGAAGTCCTGTGGGACCGACCAGCGGCCCGGCGCACCACCTAATCTTGGAGACTTATGGCAGACGAGCCTACCCACGCAAATAGCCGAACTGCCTTAAGGGAGACAGAGGGGTCGCGGCAAACCGGAGCAGTCGCCCGGACTCGCAACCTTGCTGGCGAAAAGCGGCGCGCTGGTCGCCCGCCCGGCTCCAAGAACAAGTCAAAGTCGCTCGTGCCAACTGAGTTGGCCGATAAGATGCTCATCGCCTTTGAGGGGCAAATCCCTCCTGAGCACTTTGAGTATCTTAAGCGGGTCGTCAAGGGCGGCGATGTCGTTTCCACCGAGAAGGAACTCGACATTCTTATCGTGCTGCTTGGGCGCAACCTTCACCCCGCTCTCATTCAGGAAATGGTCCCGACCGACGACGACGAGCCAAAGTTCCGGCGGGACGTGACAGAGCGCCTTAAGGTGCTGAATAGCCTCCTGTCCCTGCGTCACCAGATTGACAAGAACAAGGACGAGGCGAAGGACGGCAAGCAGCCGCTACTACAGATTGTCGCAGACCGAGAACTCCTTGCAGGTGGAAGATTGGGTGTCCTTGTTGGCGGCCTATCCGGCGGTATGGCTGGAAACGCTGACGGAGTTGGACAGCCAGCCCTTCCGCCTAGAACCCTACCAGATTAGGTTCCTCAACGACAAGAGCCTGTTTCGGATTGTAAACAAAAGCCGACAGATTGGCTTCTCGACAATCATCGGCGGCGAGACCGCTGCGACGGCCTGCACTCGTTCGTCTTATAAGGCGAACATCGTCTCCATCAACCAGAAGGAGGCGGCGGATAAGATTGAGATTGCCGGTAACCTCTACCACTCAATCCCCGACCACTTCAAGGAGACGGACCCTCCGCTCAAGCCGGTGCTCTGGACGAATGCGAATGACGAAATCTCATTCCATCGCCCGCCGCACACGAGCAGTATCGTCAGCCAGCCAGCCTCTTCCGCCATCCGGGGCGGCAAGAAGGATATTTACTTTGACGAGTTCGCTCACATCAGGGACGCCAAGAAACTGTACAACGCGGCCATCCCTGCTACGACTCGCGGCAACAGTCGGCTGACGATTATCTCGACGCCCCTCGGCCAGTCCGGAATGTTCTACGATATCATGTCGGACGCCAACGCCTATCCGCAGTACAGCCGCCACTCCGTTCCGTGGTGGGAGTGCTCCGCGATGGTGCCGCCGGAACTCTACGAAGAGGCTCTGGCCATGGCTGCCGACATTCCGGATAGCGAGGCCCGTGTCCGCAAGTACGGAACCGATAAACTTATCGCTATCTACGAGGGCTTCGGCGGGGACCTCATCGGGTTCCAGACCGAGTACGAGGCGACGTTCGCTGACGAGACGACCTCTTACTTTACGTGGGAGTTGATTGTCAACTGCACCGACTCGGAACTGCCGGTGTGGCGTGAGTGGGACCACCACTACGAGCCGACGGGGTTTATCTCCATCGGCATTGACCTCGCCAAAGAGCGCGACCAGACCGTCTTCACGGTCGTAGAGCACGACGAGGACAGCGGCGAGAAGAAAGTCCTCTTCACTCGCGCCACGCAGGAGCCGTACAACGAGCAGTTTGAATACATGAAGTCGCTCATCGTTGCGACCAAGGCAGACAGGGTGACCATCGACCAGACTGGTGTCGGTCAGAAGTTTGTCGAAGACGCTAAGCGTTTGCTCAATGGTGTTAACATTGAGGGCGTGGTATTTACCAACGCCAAGAAAGAGAGTTGGGCTACGCGGTTCAAGGGAGATATGCAGGTCGGTGCGGTGCGCTGGCCGGATATCCAAGACCTGCGAAAGCAAATCCACGGCATCAGGCGAACAAAGACCGAAAGTAACTTCTATAAGTTCTCCGGCAAGGCTGACGACTACTTCTGGTCTCTGATGCTAGCACTCTACGGGGAGGGCCGCGTTCCGGCGCGTATCTCTTTCCTTTAACGAGAGGGCCGAGAGCCATGAGTATGTCGAAGCCGGTCAGGTGCGCCTGCGGTACCCTGTTTGGGTACGAGCAGGGCGGCGGTGCCTCCATCGCCATCAAGCACCGTGACCTTTACCGTATTATCACTGGCTCTGTAGAAGGTCCGTGCCGCAAGTGCGGTGCCATTGTTAAGTGGCAGTCGCGCACCACGGAGGACTAGAGCCACATGGATACCCGCGACCTAGACCGTCTAATCTCAAAGACAGCGCTTAACCCATTCACCAAGATGGCCCTGCGCAGGGTGCGCAAGGCTGTGGCGGCTGGGAACGTGACTGGCTTCTCGGTATCTAAGCATTCTTGGAGCGTAAAGGTTGCCGACCCTATGGGGCTGTCCTGTACGTGGGTATTCACCTTGAAGGACGACAATGGTAAGTAAGACAAGCGCAGGTCGCACCCGTAGCCGCGTCGAGCGGGCGGTTGTTAGCGAGCCCACGCCGAAGGTCAACGCTAACATCAGCGTGCTTGGGCTCAGTGCCAAGGGCGAGCATGTCTCCATTGACCGTGGTCGTCGCGGCCGGTACAATACTTATTACGAAATGTACAGGCAGCACCCGACGGTCAGGGCTGCTATCGAAAAGGTATCCAAGGTCGCCGTAGTCAACGGGTATCGCTTTACGCCGCAGACCGCCGACGAGGAAGTCGTGCAGAGCAAGGTCGAGACCCTGCGGAAGTTCTTCCGAGAGTCTAACGGCTCGCAGTTGCTCCGGACCACCTACCGGGACCTTATGGTTTACGGCGAGTCCTTCTGGCTCATCCAGTCCAACGGGCGGGGTGAGCCCCTTTACGCGCGCAGGCTGCATCCTCAGTACATGGACGAGCAGGTCCGTGGCGGGAAACTAATCGGCTGGCGCTTCGGCCCCATCTTCGACTCGGACGTGGCCAAGGACTACAAGCCTGAGCAGGTCGTCCACTTTAAGTTTGATGACCCCGACAATGATATCCGTGGGCTCAGCCTCCTCTCGGCCCTTGAACTGACTGTCGCCTCCGACCTGTTTGCGATGAAGTTCAACGAGCGCTTCTTTGAGAACTCGGCCCACACCGGCATCATCTTTAACATGAAGAACTCGACGCCCGAAGAGGTCGCGAGGAACCGGACGTGGCTTGAGCAGAACTACGTCGGCACTGAGAATGCGCACAAGCCCATCATCCTTGAGGGTGATATCGGCGTTGAGAAGTCAGTCTCGACCCGAGCCGACATGCAGTTCATCGAGGGCCGCAAGTTCAACCGTGAGGAAATCCTCTCGGTGCTCGACGTTGACCCATCTAAGATTGGCATCAACGAGAACAGCAACCGCTCCGTGTCGAAGGAAGCGGATAACACGTTCCGGCAGGAGAACATCTCACCGCTGCAACTCGTAGTGGAAGAGGAAATCAACAACCACATCATCATGAAACTGTTCGGGTGGGACGACATTCTGTTCCGGCAGAACGATGCCAGCCGCCGCGACCAGTTGGACATGATGAAGTTGTACTCTGAGGCCGAGCGAATGGGCGCGATGTCCATCAATCAGGTCAAGGGAGAACTCGGTCTTCCGCCTATTCCGGGTGGTGACGTTCACTTCGTCCAGACGGCTGCCGGGGCTATCCCCGTCCAGTGGCTTGACGACGTGGCCATGCGCCTCATCGCTCCGGATGGCAAGCCTATCTCCGGTCAGGGTACAAGTAACCAGCCGACGCCGCCCCTGCCATCTGGCGAGGGCGAGGCGCTTGAGACCGGACCCGGTGACGAGGGTCAGGGTGGAGAGGACCAGCGAGACGGGTAAGCGATGACAGAAGCAACCTTCAAGTATACATTCCCTATCGTCAAGTCCGAGACGCGAGAGGACGGCAACTTCCTTGTCGGCTATGCGTCGGGTCCGGAGATTGACTCAGAGGGAGAGCGAATGTCGCCAGAGGCCATCGAAAGGTTCTCGGCGCAGATTAACGGGGCTGCTCCCGGCCAGCGTCTTGTCTACCGAGACGCCCACGCGCCCGACGGCGTGCTGCGCGACCTTGGCGAGATTACGCGAGCGTGGGTCGAAGAGAACTTCCACCTTGGCGTCGAAGTCCGTCTGGACATGGACAACCCCTCCGCCGCTTACCTGTGGCGACAGATTAACGAGAAGGGCAAGCAATACGGCATGTCCGTTGCTGGTCGGGTGGTCGATTACATTGACGAGTTCGTGGCCTCGGCAAATACGACTATCCGTACCTACAAGAATGTTGTGCTGGATGAAATCTCCAACACGACGCGACCGGCTTGGTATCCGTCCTTCGGGACTGTGTTGGCCAAGTCGATTAAGGATGCGTCGTCCTCCGACGCACCGAATGGAGATAATCGCATGGGCGAAGAGAACAGCGAACTCCTTGACGCAACCGTCGAGGACGCTGCCAAGTCTGAAAGCACCGAGGGTGCTGAGGACGAGACTCAGAAGGCCGACGAGGCTCCCGAGGCTGATGCCGAGGCTGTCGAGAAGGCTGACGAGCCTGAGTCCAGCGACGATGTTGTCGCTGAGGACGACGTTGAGAAGGCTGGAAAGCGCGTGAGCAACGCTACGGCGGCTCGCCTGCTCAGCCTGTTCAATGAAATGCAGACCGCTCTCACGGACCTTGGTGTCCTTGAGGACCCTGCTAGCGAGAAGTCGGCTTCCGACGAAGAGGAAGATACCGTCGAGAAGGCCACCGTTGAGACCGAGGCTGAGGCCCCGGCCATCACGAAGGCCGAACTGGACGCACTTGCTGATGAACTTCGGAAGGCAAACGAGCGCATCGCTGAGTTGGAGTCTCGGCCGGTCGTTGACGAGCCCGGTGCCATCACCGATGACACGAAGAAGGCTGCGGACGATTTCGCTGAGGTCTTTGAGAAGGCTAGCCCATCTGACAAGATGCGGCTTGCGTTCGCTGCTCATACGGGCGGCAAGTAATCCTAGCCGACTAGGCTAGAAGGGAAAACAATGGAACAGACGACTATCCGCAAGGCCCTTGACCTTGCGTCTACCGGTTCCTACCTCATTCCCGAGGTTGTGGACAATGCTATCCGTGACTACGCGACGAAGGAGCCGGTGCTCGCTAACGTCGTGACGCGGGTGCCGTGGGCGACGAACACGTACTTCATCCGTCGGCGGGACGCTCTCCCGACGGCTACGTGGGCGACGGACGGAGGCAACCTGCCTGCCGCCTCGCAGTCAACCTACGCGAAGGTCAGCAAGTCGGTTGCCTATCTGTACACGCGCGGTGAGGTCACCGGGCCGATGCAGCAGGCTGCGGGCTCGCTTTACAACGCTCTCTCTCTTGAGGTCGAGGCGCACACGCGCGCCGTCATCGAGAAGCTGAGCACGGATATCGCTACCGCTACCGGCGGCAGCAATGATATCACCGGCATCCTGTACCAGATTGGTACGGATGACTCGACTAACTGGGGCTCGACGGGCTCCGGCGTCGTTGACAAGACCGGCTCGTATCTCTCGCTCGCCATGATTGACGAGGCCATCGACACCGCTCGCGGTGAGGTTGACCTTATCGTCACGTCGCGCCGAGTGCGCCGGGCTATCAACGCTCTCCTTCAGGCGCAGCAGGCTTTCAATGACCGCATTGAGGTTGCTGCTGGCTTCCGCGTCCTCACGTATGACGGGCTGCCGATTGTGACGGACCTCCATTGGGAGACCGACACCGACATTCTCTTCATCCGCCGGGCGGATGCCAAGTTGCTCGTGCATCAGGACCTGACGTACGAGGAACTCGCGAAGACCAAGGACTCGACTGACTTCATGATTAAGGGCTACTTCGGTTTCGCCCTTGAGGGTCGGCCGGTCCACCTGACGGGGTTCAACCTCTAGGGTAGTTAAGTAGTTGTGCGGGGAGGGCTTCGGCCCTCCCTCCAACTGCGGAGGTAGCCGCCAGATGGCCAACACAATCTTTCTAAAGCATCTGTACCCAAGCAATATCCCGCTTCGGACGCAGTATTTCTATGACGGTCGTGCGGTTGTGCGGTATGGTACAATCGAACTGCCAGTGGATAGGCCCGCTTGGCTTGACCGCGCATTCATCTTGGGGTTCAGGTGCGACCCTGATACCGGCAGGGCTATGGAACTGACCGAGATTAGGGCTCTGGCCGAGGCCGAACTGAATGCCACTAGTACCGAGAGTGCAGGAGAAGTTGATGAAGGTCTTGACGCTGGGGGACAGCCCGGTGGGGCTGACGGGGTTCGGCCGCGTAAACAATCACGCAGTAAGAGCGTTTCTAAGGCAGGGCTGGACAGTGGCGTCGGTGACGGGGCTACAGTCGAAGCCGAAGGAGACTGACCTCGATATCATCCAGTTCGTCCCCGAGAAGAACGACCCCATGGGCATCGTTCGGGGGATTAAGGTATTTGAGGATGACGAGTTTCAGCCAGATGTCATTTACGCCACGGGAGAGCCGGGAAGCATCGCAGCGCTTTCGCAGATTATTCCCGCCAAGGTCCCGTTTCTGGCTTACGTCCCAATCGAGGGAGAGCCTCTTATCAACTCAACGTGGCGAGCGCTTCTCTCCCATATTGATTTCTTCACCTGCTCGCAGTATGGCCAGCAGGTCGCCAAGAGTGACCTCAACAAAGACATTGATTACATCTACCACGGGGTCAACTCTGAGGTCTTCACGCCGCTAGACGACGACGAGCGGCAGACCTACCGCAAGCGGTTGGGCTGGGATGACAAGTTTGTCGTGACCTGCGTTGCGCAGAATGTTCGGCGCAAGCAGTTGACGCGACTCATCGAAGCGATGGCCATCCTCAAGTTCAAGTACAACCAGAAGGACATCGTTCTCTACCTCCACACCGTCCCGTTTCAGGGGCACTGGCTTGAGGGGTGGAACCTGCCCGAAGTGGCTGCCGCCTTCGGCCTCGACGGCGAGGTCGTATTTAATCCGCTCATGTCGGGCTTCGGTAAGGGTGTTCCAGAAAGAGGAGACCTAGATGTTCCGGGGCTGCGAGAACTCGTTGGGTCTGCTGACCTCTTTGTTCTACCCAGCCAGATTGAGGGCTTCGGTCTCCCTATCGCGGAAGCCATGGCATGTGGGACGCCGGTCGCCGTCACCAAGTACGGAGCAGGCTGGGAAGTGGCCCGGCTTGGTGGCGGCGTCGGCCTTGAGCCGTACGATTGGGAAATCCATAAGAGCGGCACCAAGTACGCCAACGTGGCGCCGCGAGAGATTGCCAAAGTTATTCTGGCACTCAAGCGGGACGAGCGCAAGAGAAACAAGATGCGGGCGGCAGGCTTGGAGGCAATCAAGTCTTTCGACTGGACAGTGTTTGAGGACTACGTAGTTGCCAAGATTAAGGAAGTCCACTCCCGGCCAGCGTCAGGGATTGACCTATCAGCACAGGAAAGTCAAAGGTGGCAAGAAGCCGGGCCGGAGGCCGGGCTACTTCTCTCGTCTGCGTCTGATGATGCGGGACAACCGCCGAAATCTACCGCTCAGGTCGATGGCTAAGATTACCGCAGGTGCTCGCAGGTCTGAGCATCGCGCTGGGTCTCTGCTGCGGACGCGGAAGCGGAAGCGCAGCAAGTTGCTCAGGAAGGCTTAGATGGCTCAACTAATCACACCAGAATACTTCAACGAGAACATGGCCACTCTTGGCTTGAAGTCGGCGTTCTCGCCGTCTGCTTACCAGTTGAACATTCTCATCGAAGAGGCCAGCGACTACGTTGAAGACTACTGTGACCGGAAGTTTGCACTGACCACGGTCACTGAGACGCGCTACGGGCCGAAGGGTCGCCCTGACACTAAGTTTCTTGCCGACAACTACCCGGTCGTTTCCCTGACTTCGGCTTATTGGGAGGCCCCTGACGGCATGACGGGCCAGTTCGATGTTAGTGACTTCCGCATCCTTGAGGGCGGCATTATCGAGTGGAAGCCGTCTCTTGCCTACACCGGGCTCTACGGCGGAATGTGGTATCCCAGCCTGTTCTATACTCTGACCTACCAGACCGGGTATGCCGATGTTCCGGGTCCGGTCCAGCGTGCCACCGCACTTAAGATTGCCATGCTCTTGCAGCCTCAGTATCAGGGTCCGCAGGAGCGCGAAATCTTCATGGTCACAAACCTTGAGCAGATGATTGTTGACTTGCTTGAGCGGTACCGTCGAGAGAGGCTTGGCTAATGGCCATCCGCATTGAGGTCTCGATGCCCGGCATCACTCAGGCTTATGAGCACTTGAAGAAAATCGGCGAGTACATCGAAGAGGATGCTGGCAAGGATATCACGAAGGCTGGCTTCAACGCCCTAGGGCGGCTCTTTGAGCAGAACTTCGACAGCGAAGGAAAGTTTGTCGGCGGCTGGCCCCAACTTCGGGAAAGGACAGTCGAGGACCGGGAGAGGAAGGGTTTCAGCGGAAGCCATCCAATCATGGTCCGGTACCGCGACCTTCGCGACACCACGGCCACCGCTCTCCGCATTGCCGGGGGTTCGGGAACCTTTAGCGCTACCGACCCTGACGGCGGCCAGATTAGAGTTGAACTACAGATTGGCGACGACGGCGGGTACGCCCGTGCGTTCGGAGACAAGGCCATCCTACAGAAAGCAGGGCCTCGCCGCCGTGCCCGACCCTACTGGTTCACCACGGGGCCAGCAAGCAGGGAAGTGCACAAGCGGGCAACTGAGGTTCTTGCCGATAATCTCAAGAGGCTGTAATGGAAGATGTAGTCAACTCTATCGTTACAGAACTTGAACTCTTCAAAGATACAGCATCGGCTGCTGGGGGATGCTCCGACATTCTGACCATTGAGGCTGTTTATTGGGGCGACCCCGGAGTCATTCCGGTTAACTCCTACCCATGCTTCACCGTCCAGCCGGTGCGAGACCTTCCAGATATCGAGACGACCGGCTACGAGGTCAGGGACTTGGAAGTCCTCGTTACTCTGCTAATCGACTCACGGGCCTTTTGGGACGCCACGGTCCTAGAGGCTACGGGCGACAGGGTGATGGTTCAGGTCATGGAGAAGGTCCGGAACTGGTTTAGGACAGACCACAATCGCTCGCTTAGCGGGCTAGGTGGCACCCGTGAAGTCAGGGCTTCGGCCACGGACTACATGGTACAGGTGCGCGGCTCGGTTATTGCCAAGTCCGCACAGGTCACGCTGACTGTTAACAAACAACGACAGCGCGAACAGTAAACGAAGGAAACAACTATGGGCCTTGGCGCACTTGGCTATGTCGGATATGGAGTAGAGTCCACTGAGGGTGTTCAGGTCGCTCCGACCGCATACATTCCGGTGACCTCTTTCTCTTTTGAGGACTCCAACGACTTTATCGTGCCTGACCAGATTAGGCACAGCCGCGACAGGTATATCGCTATGGCTGCACCGTACGCGGTGTCCGGCTCGATGGACATGGAACTCATCCCGAAGGATGTTGCTTCGCTCCTCAAGTCGGCTTTTGCTGCGACGGTCGTCACGTCTGCGTATGCTGGTGGTGGCTACCAGCACGTGTTCACCCCCGCTTCTGAGGAGCCGACTATCTCCTTTGAGGGCAGCGCCAGCGACGTTCTCGTCATGCGCTACGGTGGTGTTCGTGCTAACACTATCGAGATTAAGGCCGCGTTCGGCGAAATCGTGACTGCCTCGTTCGGGCTTGAGGGTGTTAACCGGACCAAGATTGGTTCGCCAAATACGCCCACCTACACCGACGTTGTGCCGTTCCACTTCTCCGGCGTGGACATCAAGGTTAACTCTGGTACTATCCTTGGTACTGTCAAGGACTTTACTTTCGGGGTTAACAACAACATCGAGCGAGTCGGCACCCTTCGCAAGACCCGTGCTTGGCAGCGGCTCGACCTTGGTATGCGGGAGGTTACTCTGGCTCTGACCATTGACTTCACCGATACCTCGGAGTACGACAGGTTCCTCAACGAAGACATCTTCGATGTTGACCTGCACATGACCGGGCCGACGCTTGCCGGAATGTCTTCGCCGACAATCCTGCGCATCGAGGTCCCGAATGTTCGCTGGAACAAGGTGAGCGTCCCGCTCTCCGCTGGCGACATGCTTGAGCAGAGCGTCGAGGCTCTCGTCGTTGCCCCGATTGGCGGCGACGTTTTCACCGCGACCCTCGTCAATGACGAGTCGGCCGTAGCGTAGTAAGTGAACGGGGGCGGCTTCGGCCGCTCCCCACTACTCCCACTAGGGAGAGGGAAGGAATACTATGGGCGTTCTTCGCAGGGCTAGCGAGCAGGTTGATACTGTTTATCTGGACGACGAGAAGGAGGATTTCCTCCTGCTTAAGTCCGAAGTCAGCAAGCGAGAGTTTAACCGCATCGCTGCGGCGATGCCTCGTTCTAGCGAGGATGCGACAGAGATGTCGCTCTCTGAGGCCATGGAGTTTCAGGGTTTCCTCTTCGACGCCCTTGTCGTTGGCTGGTCTCTCTCTGAGGGCAAGCCTACGCTTGAGGACTACCACAGCCTTTCGGCTGCGGCAGCCAATGCCGTTGACCTTAAGGTCGCCGCTCACTTTGAGGGACTGGTCCCGACGAGCGCCGAGGGAAAGTAGCATTTGACCTAGCACGCCAGTATGCGCAGGGATACCGGACGGAAAGCGTCCGCAAGCGGTACCCTCGCATTGCTAGGGCCTTCGACATGTACCTTACATGTCGGACGGTGATGCTCTTCCACATGTCAATCGAAAAGCGCGGAAAGACCGAGCACAAACTAACGGAGTTTGTTACCGGCTTCGCGCAACTCCCCGAGGCTGGCGGGGCGCTTGACCAATCAGTATGGACGATGGGCATCTTCGACCAGTTTCGTGCTGGCGAGAACGCCGCCGCCGCTAAATCATTGAAGTAGGATGACGAATGGGCCACATCGGTTGCCACAAGTATTACGTTAGAGAAACACTTGTGGCAATGTTTGATGTGGCCCCCTTTCCTTTTGTGAGTCGTTAAGTGGCCGATACCTCCGATATCATTCTGCGTATTAGGGTTGACGTACAGAATAGCGCGGCTCTTGTTCAACTTGTCCAGTCTATGAACAAGGCACGGGATGCCTCTCAGAAGATGGCATCTGGCATGAACAAGACAGCCAAGGGCTCAAGCATGTGGGTCAAGGCTTTCGACAAGGTTGTCGGCGTGCTCTCCAAGGTGGAGAGGAAGTTGGACGCGGTGTTCCGTGCTGGCGTCCACATGCAGTCGATGGGCCGCGACCTTCTTGGCTTTGCTCAAGGCGCGGCCGGTGCCGCCGCCGATGCGGTCAGTGCTTGGGGAGACTTTGAGTTTACCCTCAACCGAGCCGCTGCTGCTGCTGATATCTTTGATACGCAGTCTGAACTCTACGACCAACTTAAGAACAGCGTCTACGACCTGTCCCACGAACTCCGCATCTTCCCGGCGGAAGAGGTAGCCAAGGGCCTTTACTTCTGGCAGTCAACGACCGGCGAGGTCATTGATAGTCAGGAAGACCTAATCCAGACCATGGAGTCTGTCGAGTCGGTGATGAAGGTCGCCGCGATGACGGACACGTCTTACGAGCAGGCGATTAAGGGTGTCTACTCCACCCTTAAGCAGTTTAACATGACGACTGCCGACACTGCTGAGGTATCGGAACTCCTGTTCTATGCCACGCAGAAGACGGCCCTTGAGTTCCCCGACCTCATCCATTCCTTGAAGATGACCGGTGCCGTCGCTGGTCAGGCATCCGAGCCACTTGAGACAATGGTCGCCATCCTTGGCGCCGTCGGCAACGCCGGTATCCGAGGCTCGCAGGCTGGCCGTGCCCTTCGGCAGACGTACATCAAGATTGTTAAGCCAACCGCCAAGGCCAAGGGCGTGCTTGACGAGTTGTTCAAGGCGCAGGGCGGCTATAACAAGGTAGCCTTCGACGCTCAGGGCAACTTCATTGGCATGGAGAAGTACGTCATGAAGTTGGGTGCCGCGATGAAGGGCCTCAACTACCAGCAGCGTGCTAACATTCTGGCCACCATCACCACGGCGAACGAACTCCCGGTCATGACTCAGATGGTCGGTGCCGCCACCCGCGCCGTCAATGAAGGCAAGGATACTTGGGTCGAATACTTTGCGACTCAGGAAGAGGCCCACAAGGCGTTTGAGGGTACGTGGTCTAACTTTGAGAACTCTTGGAAGGGCGCACTCGGCGGCCTCAAGCAGTCCTTCATGCCCATCGTCCTTGAAGTCGGTCGGTCCATCGCCGAAGTCCTGACGCCCGCCTTGAACGAACTGAACGTTGTTATTTGGGATAACGTCCCGGCGGTCAACGGCATGGCCAGCGAAATCATCGAAAGTTTCCGGCCCATCGTTGAGCAGGTCACGGCTGTCATCAAGAGCATGATTGCTTGGGCTGCGGCCAACCCCAAGATTGTTAAGCAGTTGGCCAAGTTCGGCATTATTGCTGCTGTCATTGCGGGCGTGGCAGGCGCTATCCTGCTCGCCGCCGGTACGTTTGTGTTCATGCTCAGCAACATTCTGCTGATTACTATCGGCATGGCGCCGATGATTGCGGTCTTCACGATGGCTGGCATCGTCATCGCCGCTGCCGCCAAGCACATCTACGACCGGTGGTGGGCTGTGAGCAAGGTGCTCCGCTTCTTCGCGGATGCCGCCAAGCGCTTCTTCACTATCCTTATCTTTGGCTCAGAAGACACGGAAGGCGGGCTTAGAAGCCTAGCGGACACAATCAACACGATTGTCGGGCGGGCGGTGGAGAAACTGGTTCGCATCATCGCGGACCTTGCCATCTGGATGAACAGCGTGTCGGCTGAGGACATTGCTAAGATTAAGCAGATTGGCCTTGCCCTTGCAGGCATCGTGGCTTCTAGTTACGGCCTCGGCATCGTTCTCGGCAAAATCAAGGAAGTCACGACGGCCTATAGGACGCTTTACGAGACAACGAAGACTGGCATTAAGATTACCGCTAATGCTGCCGATAGCGCGAAGAGTGGCGCCGGGAAGGTCATGGACGTTATCGGCGGGGTTATCACTGGTCTCATTGTCGTGGCCACCAAGGTTGGCCCGATGCTCATGGGCACCGTTGGACTCTTCCTCGGCGTCATCGGCGTAATCGCCGCCGTCATTGCAGTTCTCGTGGCGGCATACCTGACGAGCTTCATGGGCTTCAAGGATTTCGTAGACGGCGTGGTCAACTGGATTATGACCAATGTCGTGCCGCCACTTCTTGACATTCTTGGCAAAATCGGAGACTTCATCCGAGACGTTGTTCTCCC